CCGGGGAAACCCGGTTCACCAAGTCGCCGCAGGGACGGACGGTGGGGAAACTGATACAAAGAAGCCCCTCGGGGTGAGTTGTCTGCGGGCCTCAGTGGTGACACAGAGGAGAGTTCGGGAGATCGAACTTGTGGGAAGGCCGAGAGGTCAGGCCCACTACCTTGGCCCAGATTGGACACTGGGTCTTGGCTGGGGCTGGCGAGGAAGGGAAGTTCGAGCCCATTAATCGTCAGTTAATCAGCCAACCGTTGCCTGTGAACAGCAGGTATTCGAGACCGCCCTAGGGTCAATTAATCGGCCTCTGGCTCAGGACGGGAAAGAGGGGGAATATCTGGTCCGGACCTGGCGAGCGGCAGGCGCATCCGCTCAACTCCGCTGGTGGGGCCTATCCCTTAGGATAGGATTCCAGCTTGCTTGCCCGTCGTGTGTTGCGGAGCGGGGACGCCTGGTGATAAGGGTAATAGAGACACGATCCGGCATGTCGCCGATTCTCTACGGAGTGGCGGCCTCTGCCGGGTTTTTTATTGATCTATCAATTCATAGGCCTGCCTGGCCATGTACGCCACGAAACGAACCGTCGCGTAAAGCCCGAGTACCGATAGGCACAGCGTTAATCCCCACATCACAATTTATCCTCACAATCCACCGTCGTTCTGTACCCGCCGCCACTCAACTCATGAGTGGCGCCGGTGGCAGTCCAATCACCATTCGCTCCAGACCGAAACCCGCTCAACCTGACGGTTGTCTCGGCCGCCAGTCGAGGGTCCCCGGGCGCCGACAGCGAAAGTGTCTCCGTCCCACGGGTAAGCCTGTCCAGCTTCGCATGGGCCGCCTTGCGCGCCGTCTCTTCGTCCGGGAACGAATTTCGCAGGCAGAAGGCCGGATCACCACTTCCCGCCTCGATGTAGACCACCTCGGCGGCGTCCTTGTCGTGATAATGAGCGATCACGCGGCTGTAATTCCCGCGATTGGCCATGGTTACTCGCCAACTGGTCACGTCGCCCGGGGTCAGTGCGATCGTGGTGATGGACTGCCCGGTGGCGCTCTTCGCCTCGCCCCTGGGGACGAACAGCAGATACCCGCCGGCGGGCTTGGCTACGGCGTCGTACTGCTTCGCCAGCCTGGTGAGCAGGTGCAGGTCCGATTCATAGGTCTGATCGAGATGCGGGATGTCGATCGTCTGCAGGAACTCTCCCACTCGCGGCGTGAGCCCATGCGTCTTGGCGATCGTCGTCACCAGATCAAGCATGTTCGTGTCGTGCCACTCACGGATCCTGCAGGACTTTAGCGAGGTGCGCATATCCGCGGACGTGGCGCGGATCTTTACGCTGTCGGGAGGGCCGGATATCTCCACCTCATCGACCGTGTAGCGGCCCATGCGGGTCAGTCCGGTCTCTTCGTATCCCAGGGCGACATCGAGGACGGCGCCGTGTGCCGGAAGTTCGATCAGGTGATCCCGGTCGTCCAGATGGATCTCGCAGCTGTCGGACTCGTTGCCGGCCTTGTCGGTGACGCGCAGAGAAAGCAGGCGGTCACGGATTCTGTCGGTAACATCCTTGCTGTTGGCGATGATACGGAAGATGGGGATCATTTACCACCAGGTCGTTGAACGCCAAAAAAAGACGTTCCTACTTGTATAAAGTTCCTTTCACCAACCCTATCATCCTCACTTTTCACGTATGAGCGCATCAGTCCCACAGCCGAACAACCTCTGTATCGGTTGACGGCTCCGGCAGGTTCGGCAAATCGATCAATATCCCGGCCTGAAGGACTTCTCCCCGATCCGCCAGTTTCGGGTTGGTCTCCATCACATCGATCACCGCGCTCTCACGGCCATAGTGCTTCCAGCAAATAGCATCGATCATGTCGCCGTCGCGGGTGCGGTACGTGGCCATCAGGCATCCTCTCCGTAGCGCGCCAGCTCCAGGCGGAAGTCTATCTTTCGCGGCGCACCATTCGACCAGAAAACGGTCCCGGTGTCCTCCACTCGCAGAATCACCCACTGGCCCCAGACATGGCCGAGACCATCGGTCAGCATCAGCGGCTTACCCTGGCCCGCCTCGGTTCGCATGGCGTCGAGCTGCGTGAGTCCGCCCTGGTGATGCGGATATATCACCCCGGACAGCCCGATGGTTTCATCCCTGGGGCCCGTGAACTGGCGTGCCGGTTTTCGGGTTAGACGATCCTGCTTCGGCCACCGATACTCCACGGAATGCCGTAATTCCTGATAAGCTGCCGTAGCCATGCTGAATCGATACCGGCCCAGGGTCATTATCGTCTCAGCCATCGTGAAGCGCCCTCCTCTCTCGCTCGCGCATCACCTGTTCGATCTCGTCTACCAGAGCGCGTGGGTCCTGCCCCGGTTGCTGGTGAATATTGAAATTGTAGGTGTAGATTCGGTTGTCTGCGCCGGCACCTATCCCGCTCGCTCCCGGACCACCACCCGCCGCAGCCATCGGTACAGCGAGCGCACCCGCTACCGCCATCATGCCGGTCCGCACCGGTCCAGTATTCGCAAGGCCGATACCAAGCCCCTGGGTGATCGCCTGTCCCAGTGTCGCAAACACGCTCGATGGGCTGCTAATGCCCAGCTTGTCGGCGAACCAGCCCTTGATGTTCGAGCCGACCGACATAATTGATTCCTTAACCTCGACCATCTTGCTCTTGAGACCCGTCAGTAGACCGCCGATGATGGCGGCGCCCATGGTCACGAATTGTTCAGGTAGTGTCCGGAACCATTCAATTAAGCTGTTGAAACTCGATTTGAAAACATCGATGACACCGCCGACAATAGTTTTCAACTGCGTCCAGCCTTCGGAAAAATCCTGGAAAAACTTGAATATCGACGCACCCCACCCCTCGAACATGTCGCTGAAGGAATAGAGCGCGACGCCCAGAACGGCGACCCCGGCAATAATCAGACCAATCGGATTGGCCGCCATGGCGGCATTCCAAAGCCATTGGGCGGCGGTTACCACACCAATGGCCGCGCCGGCGGCGAATAACCCACCGGCCAGACCGGCAATCACTTTTCCCAATGCCGGATATTTCTCGGTCATGACGCCAAGCCATCTGGAGAAATTGGTAATGGGCTTCAGTACAGCATTCACGGCCGGCAACAGCGTTCCAGCGAACGTAGTCCCGAGGATCCGGACGTTATTCGTAAATAGCGTCACCTGACCGCTGGTCGAATTCAGAAAAGATTGATAATTCTTATCAATGATGCCCTTGGAACTCTGCGCCACATCGTCCTGCGCCTTGCGAAGCTCGCCGAGCTGTTTCCCGAGCAGCGTAACTCCGCGGACACCTTCTAGCCCGAAGACCCGCTGCATATCATCGATGACTTTCTGATCCATGCCCTCGAACCCGCCGACAGCACTGGAGAGGTTCTCCATAGTGGCGATGAAATCCAGACCACCGTCCTTCGTCCGCACCAGGTCGAATCCGAACTCCTCCGATGCCTTCGACATCTTGTTGAACGTCGCCGAGAGCGCGGTACCGGCCATCGACCCCTGAAGGCCGGCGCTGTTGAGTGCGCCAAGCAGGGTCACTCCCTGATCAAGACTCACGTTGTACTGCGCCAGGATCGGCGTGGCGTATTTCAGCGACTCGCCAAGCTGGCCAAAGTCCCGGATCTGGAATTTGAACTGGGTCTTCGTGAGCAATTCGCCAATGCGCGTCAGCCGCTGCTGGGTATCGCCCTCGAGTTGATCGCCGAGGTTGTTGTAGACGGTCGCTATCACCTCGCCGACCTGCTCGCTCGAGCCGCTGGTGATGGTGGCGACCTGCGAGACCACAGCGGCGCCCAGGCGGGAGGCATCAGCCTCCAGGCCTGCGCTGTTGAGCGCATACTGGATATTTAGGTGCTCTGTCTCCGTCCCTAAGTTTTTGCGAGCAAATTCCAGCGCCTCCTTACGCGCCGCAACTATGGATTTGCCCATGTCTTCCGAATTTATCACCGTCCCTAGCCGCACCTGGGCAGCCTCGAATTCCCCCGCCTGGCCAATCAGCCGCCCGGCGCCATATGCCGCACCCGCCATGCCGAGCATGCGCCCGCGCATGGCGCCGAACCGTTGGCCGGCTTTATCGCGTGCGGTAAGGTGCTTCTGCAGCCTGGCATGCTTCAGCCTGGTAGCCTCCATGGCCTTGCCCAGACGGTCATATTCTTTGGCGTGGTTACGAACCGATAGGCCCGCTTCCTTCATCTTGTTGCGGGTCCCGTCCAGCCTTGTCTCTGCCTTCTTCAGTGACGTGGAGAGCCGCCCCACCTCAGCGCTGGCTTTCTTCACATCAGCGCCGAACTGCTTAGCGCCCTCCTTGCCGCCAAGCTCCATCTGCCGGCGGAAGTAAGCGGCTTTGCGCCTGGCTTCTTCCAGCTCATTGCCGAGCTTGTCAACGGCCTTTTGGTCCGCTCGTAGCGTATCGATCAGCCCGCGTTTCGATTTGAAATCGCGGATAGTCGAGCCGAGTGAGTTGAATCGCTCACGCGCCGAGGCAAAAGTTTTGTTGAATTTCGGGCTGAGAGTGGCGCCGAGGGTGAATTGGATTGCAAGTTTTTCGGCCATGATTTTTACCTGTTTTTCAGCCGGATGTCCTTCACGGCATAGAGCCACGCCATCAGATCATCACCGTCCAGGTCGATTATCTCGCTGAGCCCCCACCCGGTATGAGACGCGAGGATGACACAACACTTTCGCGTCTCCTCCGGTGTCAGGACAAAAAATCTTTATAGGTCCTCTGCAGCGCACCGTAATCAGCGAGATCCATGCACTGGATCGAATCAGGTGTTATCTCGCAGAGATTGGCAAACATCAGGATCTCCTTTTCCGCATCTGATCCTCCGCCCTTTTCGGCTGTCAGCATGTCGCGCACCTTCGGTCGACGCAGCTGCAGTACAGACACTTCGGTACCATTGATTGTGATTGGATGTTTCAGTTCTATTGATTCGGTCATTTCATTTGATCCTGAATTTCAGCTCCGACCAGACCAGTCCATTCGTCCAGTCGTCCGCATAAACGACAATTCTCCCGTCATGAAGACCGTCCCCAATACCCGCCGGGAGAACCTTTCCGAGCTTCAGCGTGATCACCACGCCGGACCAGGTGATTTCATCAGGCTTGATCGCGCTCGAAACGATCTCGTCATCAATGCGCACATCGACCTTCGTGATCCCAGCGTCGTCGAGATCGAACGGAGACCGATCCTCAGCGCACGACAATACGATCTCGTTGTCGCGATCGCGATAGATCATTTCTGTGAGCATCAGGTGGTGAGCCGGATTGTCGGATTTGCCACAGTGAACGTCCCACCGTCGGTCGCGGTCTGATCCCCCCCGAAATCAATATATCCGGCCAGTGCATCCGATGCATGAGTATCGTCCAGCGGGATAGCGCCCGGTGATGGCCCGATATTGCCGCCCGATGCGGTCCAAACAACATCGTCCCAAGAGCAATCCGATCGATCGTTTGTGTCGTCAACTGCAATTACCGGATTGGCCAGCGCCTTGGTTTTCTGCGCGTACCCATTGCCAGCCCCCAGCTCTTCGGCAGAAACATTGGCATAACCGTCGTCGGCATCCTTATCGTAGGTGAAAGCGGTAGCCATCAGGATCAGAATCCATGAATGCCCATCGCAATCAATCAATCCCTTGAGCAATTCGCCCGTGAAGTTGTTGTTCATTTCTGTAGTCATGACCTACCTCCTTATTCGATTGCCAAAGCCATGGCCGCACGTTTCTTCAAAAGCATCTGCCGGAAACGGCCCCCCAGGCGTAGGCCCTTGTCGTGATCGCCAGGCTTACCAGAAAGATTCACGTCCGACCACAGCTTGCGGTCACCCTTGAGGCGAATGCTAATCGCCCCGTCGGTCGGCTGTTGCGACCGCACAAGATCAGACATGTCCCTCATAACGCACTGTTTGACCACGCCGACGTTGAGGCGGGTTTTCTCCAAGCCAAGCTCGCTCAGATATTTCGGATAGGCCTCGTCGATGTTGACGAAGATCACTCCTTTCTTTTCCTCGGCCCAGGACGGTAATTTTAGCTCTGCCATTTCTGTGTCCTCAATGAATAAAGTCGCGCTTCGGCGTGATGGATATCAGTGCCCGGATCGGTGTCAGAGATATGAGCGACGGATTACTGATATCCAGCGCACCGGCTGGTCCGATGATCTGGACCTCACCCAATAGCTGCCCTTGCGCCACCAACGCACCGGCCTGGATCAGTACGTGCTTTACAACTTCACCTAAAAGTTCACCGTTGGCTTCGATGGCTGGGGCATCCACATGGACGCCGATACGGTACTGTCCAACCAGACTCCCCTGGGCGCCAATCGGATCGGCCTGTATCACCAGGCCCGCGTAGCCCGTGCCGCTGAGTTCTCCGATTGCGGAGATCGGATCGGCGGTGATATTGACGGCTATCCGGTGTTGGCCTTCAAGCGCGCCGATGGCGGCAATAGGATCGGCTGTTACATACACATCGCCGGGTATGCTCACCGTACCGAGCAATTCGCCCGTGGCCGCTATGACCTCGGCATCGATGTTAACGGCTATCTGGTGTTGGCCTTCGATAGATCCGACTGCCGCAATGGCGTCTGCACTGATATCGACACCGATGATCTGTTGACCCAAGATTTGGCCGGCTGCCTGGATTGGGTCGGCCGAGACTGCTGCGCCGATCACGCACGATCCCAGTAATGATCCGGCTGCCTGGATTGGGTCCGCGGAGATATTCGGCGAAGATGGCCCACTTGCCGCACTGCCGAGAAAACGAATGTCGAGGGTGCGGGGCATCAGGCGGCCTTCACGAACTGGTAGGGGTCTTTGGTCAATTCGGCTTCATTAGCAGGCCACCGATCTTTCCACAGCCCCACCGAAAAAATACGCAGACCTGAATACAGGGTACTGGTAGCCGTTCTCGTTCCAAGCAAAAGGGGATCAGTGAATGCTGGGATGGAATATGAAGTAGTCTTATCCATACGTTTGACCCCATTGACCCAAATCCGCCGGACATTATCAATATCGTCCCATAGCGCCAACAGTGTAAACAAATCACCCACGCTCAAATTATCAGCACTACCATCTACTGCTGCCCCTCCGATATAAAAACGGTGATACTTATTTGAAGTTGAATACGCAATTCCAAAATCCGAACCGTCCAGACTGAAATAATAGTGATAGCTATTATTAAGATTTAAAACTCGCGCATGAACCAGTATTGCACCCTTCGACTGGATCAATGTGTTCGGCACATCGATGCAGTCATAGCGGGAAACGCAATCCATCCCGTTTTGATTTCTGGGCGGAGTGCCAGCCAACGCGGAAGCAACCCCACGGACAATTTCCTTCTCCATCGCCCCGCGAATCGGCCAGTAATAGTCTGGGGAATTCGCTCCATTCCTCACGGCCACCGGCCCGATCGGTTTCTTCCCCGGCACCAAGAGGCGCGGCTCCGCCATCTGCGTATAATCAAAACAAAGCATCAGGCCGGTGTATCCAATGCACTGCCGCGAGCGGCCAACGCTATCGTCAGCGTTGCACTGCCGTCGTCGTTGTACATGTAGTAAGTTGCGTTAGGATCTTCGTTTGAAACTCCGAACATGTAGTAAACCGACGATGCAATGTTGTCCATTACGAATGAGTCAACATACTCCTGAGCATAACTGCCAGCAGGGGCAGGCGCTTCGTTTGTTCCATCGGCTTTGGCACGACGATACACATGCACCAAACCATTCTCAGTGGGCGTGCCGCTGCTGAGCGTCAGCTTAAAATCCAGCTTTGCGTAGTCGGACTCATCACCGATTGTAAGTGCAGCCGCAATGGTTGTTCTGGTCCCTGACGAGTATGCGCCGTCGGCAGTCGATGCTGCGGCCTGGACGGTCGCCCACGATCCGGCTTCTTTCAGGCTCGGTTTGTTGGCCATCAGACCTTCCCTCCATAACGCCACTCGAGGGCATTCTGGACTTCTCCGTTACGCAGACCAGGCCATACATCAACGGTTTCTTTCGTCAGTGCGAGAAGCTGATCAACTTCAGATTGAGGCATTCCGCTTATAACGAAACTTGCCAGCATTCCTTGGGTTTCCGTGTGCTTCAGATCGAGCCCGTCGCCATCGATCTCGCTTTTCAGAAACGCAATAGACGCAGGGTCTAAACCACTTGCATCTATACCCGCCAACACATGAACCAAAATGCCGGCCGCTGTCGATACGCCGAGCGCACCCATCAGCTCGCGCCTGTTGAGCCGCACTTCGCCCGGCTTATCCCGCTCGACCGTCTCGGCCCGCATCTGTTCCCATGCCTCGGTGTAGCGAGTGGGTTCCAGGCCACCAAGGATCTCGACGGCCCGATCCGCTACCAGCGCATACCAGGCTTTATCCTTCACTGGCATTCCAGGACCTCCCCGGTCCTCACCCTCGGTAAACCCAATTCCTCCGCCCGGGATATCGCCTCCTGGCCGACCGCGGCCATGTTTGCGATCGTGTCGGATCCGGACCCGTAGATTCGAATCATCATTGTTCTTGCGTTGCCCGTGGGATCGAGACAGCCGATCCCAAGCAACATCAGCGTCCTGTCCCGCTGGGCGTCGGTGATCGCGTTCCAGTCGGCGGATTCAACCGCATCGAGCAACTCCCGCCCGTCCACGCAGTCTTTCCAACGGGAGCGATACTCTGTGTTGATGTCAACAACAATGGCTTCAGCGTCCATTCCCGAGTACCCCCGGGCGAGCGGATCATTCGTGATCTCGTCGCACAGAATAGGATTTGCAGCACCTGCCAGCCAGGGGAGGGCCATCATTAATACGAAAATCAGATATTTCATCGTTTCAGTGCCTCCTCGGTCTTCAAATCCCCAGATTCGCCCGCGTCTGCTCCAACTGATC